CGATAGATGAGACCTGCTGTATCAGGGTCTCCTCCTGCGGTTCCGTCCAGCTTCAAAAAGATACCGCCAGATGCGATTGTGCCATCAATGATGTCTGCTTGGGCGCAATCTGTATAAGTTGAGTCATCATCAGAATGCTCTAATGAAACCTCGAAATATACAGAGCCAGACAGAGTATCACCCTCTGCACCTACATCGACGAGAATGGTTGCGCTCTCATAACCTTTAAGGTCAACACCTGAACCATTTGCGGCGGCATTACGAACTGCGGCGGCAAGTGAAATTGCAGGGTTTATGGAATTTGATAAATCATACATATCTTACTCCTTATGCGCTAACTGTTTGGGTTCTGATTGCTTCAGCAAGAACAACCTGACCACCAACACGCTTACGGGCGTAGTAACGGACATTGCCGCTTGTCGCTTGCGTGAATGGGTCACGGAGAACTGCTAGACCAACTCGGTCAACAATCATATAACCACGGCTAAAATCACCAAATGCAACTGGCTTCGCTGAAGCGGCTACATCTGGCATGTCTGGCATCTCAACATATGGATACCCAAGGATTGTGTTTGGAACGCCGCCTGTGAGCAACATACCAGCTTGGAATACATACTGACCTGCGGTGTCTTGCAACTTACGAATTGCGGCAAGAGTTGTGCGGTTAAACACAAATGTTGCGTTGTTCGTGTAGTCAGACTTGATTGCGTGAACCAAGTCAAGCAATCCGTTTGCTGTCAGTGCTGTGCCATTACCTGAGTTGGTTGTGCCAACGTCACCATTTATGGTGATACCTTCTGGTGCGCCAACGCCTGTGCCTGTGATGAATTTTGTGCCTTCAGCTTTTGCAAACTGTGTTGCAAACTCTTGTTGCATCTCTGCCTCAAGATTGAAAACACTATCCTCAAGCAACTGCTCGGAAATATCAACCAGCGCATACATCTCATGAGTTGGAATTTCTTCCTGCTGAGTTGTATAGCCTGTTGTTTCAGAACGTGTGCCTTGTTCTGCAACAAATACTGCTGAGAATGTGGCTGTGCGTGATGGCATCTGGACTGACTTCTGAGTTGTTGGGCGCACCCTTGCGATTGAACGCAATGGTGAAACCTCTGTCACTGTTTTAATCAGTTCATTGACATACTCTGGTGGTGCAAGAAAACCTGCGGCGGTGTTATCACCGACTGTCAGAGATTTCTTTTCTTCAGGTGAAAGCTCGTTTTCGCCTTTGCGGAGATACTGGTCAAATGCTTTGACTGCCATATCGACTTGTGGTGTTTCCACACCTGCGTCTGGGCGTTTCAGCATTGTCTCAAAACGAGTTAATTTTTCTTCCAGTTGCTTATACTCAGCTTCTTGCTTTGTGAGCTTCTGGTTGAAATCCTCAAGTTTATCAAGGTCGCCCTCGATATTCTCAAGTTTCGTCTCAGTCAATGGGTCTGCGTGTCCTTTTGATTCGATTTCAGTCAGACGAGTTTCCATCGTTGACTTAAATTCCTCAAAAGTCCGTCCCATTTCTTCGACATAGTTTTTGACTTCATCTGTCATTTTACTATCCTTTCAGGGTTTCGGTTACTTGCTTTATAGCTTTGATTAAGTCAGCTTGCTCGTCATCCCGACAAGTCAGAGCCTCAGATACGGCTTTTGCCGCTATCTTTGCATCGGAACGGCTCAAGTCTCCTTCATCCCGAAAGAAACCCTCCCATTCCCTCACTGTGCGACCCTCCGCTTTCACAGCCGATATTGTCGCCTGTGGGTTCATCGGAAAGGTAACAGCAGAAATCTCCATAAGGTCAACCTCTTTGAGGCGTCTGCGTTTACCGCCTCGGTCATATTCATAACCCTTGCTGTCAACCTTGTATCCGATGGACAGCCCGTCAATGGCTCCCATCTTCATCAACTCAAAAACCTCACGACCCTTTTGTGTGCCAAGTGCCAAGCGACCTTTGACATACAACCCTCGGTCATCCTCTTTAATATTATCAAACACACCAATGGGCTGTTTGGTATCGTGCTGGTATAAAAGTTTTACACCCTTGGCTCCACGGCGGCGCAATGACTTCTTGAATGCGCCCATATCAACAACATCGTTGCCAAGGTCTTTGTTTCCGAAAATAGATGCGTAGCCTTCAAACTCACCCTTATCCTCATCATCGTCGTCATGATAGGCTTTGATTTCTGCAATGGTGTCCAGATAGTTTGTATCAAGCTCATCTGTCATCTTTGGCTCCATCTGTGTCATGCAAACCGCCGCCCTCTGGCTGGTGTTTGGGTATTCCGCAAGCATGGTATCGTTGCCCATGCAACGCTCCATATAGTCCTTATCACTCTCACCCGCATTGGGTTGTGGTATCGGCATAATATGACCACTATATCTTGAGATAAAAATAATTACAAATTATTTAATTTAGGGGTTGAATGTTATTCCAATAACATTTATATTTTTTATATTGTTAAATGAAACTCAAGGGAAGAAACTATGAATACAAATTTTAAATTAAACCAAAAAGTTTGGGTTAAAGTGCCAGCAACGCAAGGAGTTGATGACTATTGCTGGATTGCTGGGCGGGTGCTGAAAACGACACCGAAACGGATAAAGGTTGGATATGAGTGCGGCATTTGGAGAGAAACTTATCAAGCACCGCACAACGTAAAAATCAGAACACGGGAAATAAAGGGGGCTTAAGCCTCCCCCCAACCACTCAAGGGTATGGCTATGAAAGTTAAGCTTAATCAAACTGTAACGCTTACAGATGAACAGCTAAAAGGGGCAAAGGCTTATAAAGAGGATTTGTGTGACGATATGCCTTTGCGTAATTTTATTAAGGATATTATTTTCCATTATGGATACACACCAGCAACTATGAAGTTTGAAGAATATGCACAAGATTGTGAGGGGCTGTGACTCAATATATTTACATTTTGATGCTGTTTTCCAACGTGACGTTTGGCACGGAGTCAGATTTACAACTGCTTGAGGCAGAGCTAAAGCTCGACCCTGTGTCATGTATGATGAAAGCTCAAGAGATAAACTCAAACGCAAATGATGCAGACTCACGATATGCCGCATGTCTGCCTGTCGTTTGGAGTTTTGAGCAGGAAATTAACCCAAATATTTTAAGCAGAGAGGATGATATAAATGGACTTAGTAAATGCGTGGAATGAGTTGTCTTATTTCGATGGTGTGCTTTTCACTGTCTGGTTGGGCATCTTGTATATTGGCAAAAAGAAAATTGATAAATGGTTAGACTAAGGAGATGACAATCGGCAACTATTAATCTATGGTGAAAACGAATCACCAAGTTCACCGCCCTCAACCTCCCTTGGGGGCGGTTTTTTATAGCTGTGCATCCTCTGGGATGTCCTCATCTTCAATCGGTGTGTTGGTTTTGATTGCCCTTACAATGTCATCAATTAAGTCTTGCTCAAACCCCTTGCCTTCCCAAAGGCTTGGTTCTTGTCCAAACTTCTCCTCATATAGTTCAATGTAATCCTCAAGCGTTACTGCCTCATCTAAAGTCAAGCTCTATCTCCTTTTTTTCTTAAATCAAATTGGTCTGCAAACTCTTGCATACTTGTTTCAAATTTTTCCTGAAGCTCTGGAAAATACTTTTTCACAAATGCCAACGCCTCTGGCTTATTCTGCAATGAGAATAAGTTTGCAAAGGTCTCACGTTGTTTTGAGCCACTACGCCGCCAATATGACACAGAATGACCCCAAGTTCCATAAAATCTACGGAAATATCCTGATACCATTGCATCAACAATATCGGAGATTTCTGTTGCACCCTCAAACTTTGGCACATTCCTACTGCCATCTCCTTTGAACAATTCTGCCTTTAGTTTTGTTAAAACTGCATCTCTTTTTGTTTCATTATCTAGCTCTAAGGTTTTTCTGTCTGCTCTAAACTCATTTATGAGTCCCTTTTCGCTCCAATAGTCAAAACTATTACCACCTTGTCTGCCAAGCCTGTAATCAACATAATGTCCATATTCATGCTCAAATGTGCCATATTCTGTGCTTGATTTAATATACTCACCGCTTTGATAACTACTCTTGCCCTTGGTTTCCCGTATCTGATTAGGTAATTGCAAAGACGCAACAACCCTTGCCGTGACATCTGTTAAAGCATTGTTAAGAACATCATTATATTTAGCCGCACCCTGACTTCTTGTTTTCAAACCTCCAAATACAGGGCTGATATCAATCTTTGGCTTTTCTGGTATCACAGGCTCATCCACAACCTCTGGCGGCACAAAGTCTGGCTCTCTCACTGGCTCGGTTACTGGGTCATCAATGATGACATCCTCATCCTCAAAGTAAACAATGACACATCTGCAATTTATCACGTTTGCAGGGCCGCCCCTTGGGTCTCCAGCAAATCCCATTGCATAGTCCACACCCTTGTATGGGACAATGAAATCCTCGTCCATGCCCACCTCTTGACCATTAACCGCCCTGTGATGCTCTCTCGTGCGCTCGTCATTGGTGCTGACCCATCTTTTTTTGAGGTTTACGCCTGATTCCTTCGCAACCGCATTATTGGCATAGGAGGCCGCTGAGTGCGTTTCTGTCCTTGCGATAGTGATTGCCCTACGCCGACCAATTTCACCCCCTACACGGCCTCGTATGAGCCTTGAAATGGGTTCTGGGCCTAAGTCTTGCTCTGTTCCCTCAAGAATCGCCTTGCGTATCTGATTCATCGTGGTCGCTTCGATGTTTTGAATGTGTGAACCGACCTGTGTGTTGATGTATTGCTCTATAAATCGCTCATATGGCGATTGCTTTGGACTGATTAGCTGGAACCTGTCAATCATGGCGGTCATTGTCGCCCTGACGCTAGGAATAATGACTGCCGCAAGGTCTTGGGTGTTTTGATTGCGATTGATTGTCCTCAACCCGCCCTGTTGGTATTGCTCTCCAGCCCTGCGGCCTATGCGGTTGAATACTGTGACAAGTTGCTTTGCAAGGTTGCGCTCATATCCATTGCGGATGCGGTTCTGCTCTGCGACCTCTCGCCGTGCCGATATAAGCCGACCACGCCTCTGCTTCTTAGCTGTTTTCATCTTTGACTATGACATAGCTGAACGTGCCAGATATTGCATCCGACCCTGAACTAACCAACGCCCTCATCTCAATATCTGACTTTGCTGGCATCGCAATCGGGACACCCAACACATATTGGGCGAAATTGTTGTGCAATGTCGTCACTGTCTGCGTCCGAAACACACCGCCAAACTCCCGCAATACAAATCTGGCTGTTGCGAATTTATTTGCCGCCGTTGTGCCTGATGATACTGTTATATTAAAAATATAAGCCGTATGATTTCTGGGGACTGAATAAACACTCTGCAATGTTTGGTTTTCACCTGCGTCTATCTTGCCATATTTATTTGTTGGAACACCTGACGATACCGCCCCTGTCCCTGCATAGATGTCACCTGTCGGTTCGTCTGCGGTCACAAACATCCGATTGACCCGCAAAAAACTGTTTGTGGTGTTTACTGCGGTTTGACCTGTAATCGTTACGCTTTCGGATATTTCGTCATAATTTGCATCAAGCCCCTCAATCGTAATCGTTGATGTGTCGCTGTCATTACTGCTTGAGACCTTTAGGACACTGGCTGATGCCAGATAACTATATATCCCGCCCTGTGACCAGACTGTCTCCTCGTCTGTGCCTACTGCCGCATTAAATCCAAACTTGAATGCTGGGCGGTGTCTGGCAATCATCCCCTCATGAATTTGGATGCCATATTTCGCATCAATGGTCATTTTTTCTTATCACTTTTCAGGGGATGACCTTCTGGCAACAGGTCTCTATCGAACTTACCAGATTTAAACTTACCTGTTCTGACTGCGGCAAGCCAGACATTGACTCTGGCTAGTCCCCACTGGTCACTGCTTGTCACAGATGGCCTCACGCTTTGGGGATTGGTGTTGAAGGCCCCTACGCCCCGACGAAATACCGCCTCAAGCATTCTCTGGGTCACACGCTTGCCCTTCTTGTCCCCATGCTCGTCATTGTGGTCTTTGACCTTCTTTGCCAAGGCTTTCTTTATCTTTGCTGAGACCTCTGCCTTGCTCTCGAATACACCATCAACAAGCGCATCGAATGAGAAGTTTTTGTCACGCTCACGATTTAATTGCTCAACCTTACGCCTTGCCCATGACTGACCTGAGTCGCCGCCCCACAAAAGCCAAGCAACTTTGCCAGCACTTGGATAACCGTCCTCACCTTCACGGAACCCCTCGGCTCGTTTATCGACCTCATGGCGGCTAAAAAAACTGTGCATACGCCTCACTGTGGATGGTGACAGGTTCTCACGCCTTACCAACTGATTTGCCCTTGCAACACCAACTGCTGTCCCTCCTCGCCCAAACTCTCGACGCATCTCAAGCCCTCGTCTGGCGGCGTTTGCCATTGCCTCTGTGGGCTTAGTGTCAATGTCTGCCTCTGCCTTCGGGGTCTCTAAATCATCGCCTGTAAGCCGTGTGTAATCCGCATGTGATGAGCAGGGCATGTAAACAGTGCCGTTTTCTGTCTCATGGGCGTGTGTGCCACTGCATCCTATCTGTTCAGCACGCTCTTGAGCTTCGCTTTCAGTAGTAAATACATCTCGCTCAACTTCACTTTTACCGCCGTAAATATCTTTTGCATCTTCATCTTGTGCATCCTCCGTGTTTGGTGCGCCTAATGGAAAAAGGTTTGCCGCAATATAAACATCATCGCCGCCAGTAATATCATCCAACCCTAAACGCTGTCTGGCTTCATTGCGGCTTATAATCCCCTCTCGAACTGCGTTGATTACATTGTCATAAATCCTGCGTCTGCGCTCTGCCATCGCTGGGATTGAGTCAATGTCGTATTTGATTTGTATGTTTTCGCCATATGCTGGGGCAAGCCACTCGTTTAAGTCGCTCTGCATCCGCATCATCAATGGCACGATTGTATCCTCATACAGGGCAAGCCTTGCCTCCTGCACGTTTGCATAAGTCTGTGCGTCTGGGACACCAACCAACTGGCTTGGGACACCAAAGCAAAGCGCAATATCCCGTGCGCTCATGTTCTTCAATTCTAGGAAATCCATGTCTTTTGGCGTCAAACCCATCTCTTTCCAATCGAAATCACCCTCAAGCAACATTGCACGGCCTGAATTATCTGGGCCGCTAAATCTTGCATTAAGGTCTGTGTGTAGCTGTTGCCTCTGAGCTTCTGACAACTGCACGGGCATCCCTGCATCATCCTTGGGCTTGAATACGATTGCGCCTGATGGTCTGGCTCCGTTGTTTAGTAGGTTGACATTGTGTCGTGCCGCCAAGTTGTGCTGGTCAATATCGACTGCCGCCGCACTGATTGGGGACAGCCCATAGTAATCATCAAGCGGGTTCCAGAGCTTCAGATGCTTAACCTCTGATGCGCCTGTCTCTTGGTCTACGTCATACTGAGCCACGACCTGACCACCGATTTTATATTGATAGTTCTTTGGTATCTGGGTCTTGCTCGGCGTGATTGTCATGCGGTCTGGGCGTAGGATATGCAACTCACTAGGCCGACCATTCACATCTGAGCGCAATGCGTATGAGTTTCCGTCAAGTAAGAGATATGAATACAGGGCTTGGAAATACTCTGACCCTGCCATCTGTGGGTTGGGTCTTTTGAGCAACATCTCAAGCGGGTGGTTTTCAATCTGCGTGTCACCATCAAAGACCTGAAACTTTACAGCACTGGCTCCGTTGGCAATCTCATTGATACAGCGATAAACAATCGCATTCTGTTGATAGCCCTCTTGAGACAGGCGTTGATATGTGTATTTGCTTTGGTTGTATGCTGTCACCCCTTGATACATGACCATCGGGAACTCTTTACGCTCAAGGCTTGGCGGGTTGATGAAATTAGCAAGTCGCTGTCTGAATGTCGGCATTAGCTTATTCTCCACTGTGCCTGTCCATCTGAACGGCTTAATTCTGTTAATGCCCACACTAAGGCATCCAATCGGTCTGGTGACTTACCATCACCAGTGTAAAAACACATTTGTTCTTCTAACTTAGCAAATATTCCGCAATGTGACACCTTTTTTTGTTCATACAGGGCGGCAATCGGTTCTGCCCGTATCATCTTGCCCCGTGTTGCCCTTACGGAACGCAATGGGACACCCTTGTCAATCGTGTTCAAAAGGTTCTGGACTAAGTCGCCGCCATTGTTAACCTCGACCACAACTCGGTCTGCTTGATGCTTGTAATACGCTCTGACAGCCTCACGCATCCATCCATCGGGGCTGTTCTTATGTGACACATCATCAATGATATAAAACCTGTCATCAATGCCACGACCCGCCACAATGATGCCCGTCTCGTCGCTGTGTTCGTTGTTGGTTACGGCAGGGTCAACACCAACCACGACTCTTTTCATCTCTGGCATGTGTCCCTCTGGTATGCGTGTCTGCTCTAGCTCCTCACGGCTCCACAACGCCCCCTCGATGTCCTCAACAATCTCTGCATATAGCTCTTGCCGCCCAAGCGTTGTGCCGCCATATCGCTCCTCAAGTGCCGCCAGTGCTGATGGCGCAAGGTTCTCCGCATTATCAAATGTGCTTCCTGTGGTGATATGCACATCCTTACGGCTCATAATGTTACGGATTATCTCTGTGGGTTTGGGTGTGGTTGTGATGACACATTGGGGTTTGTCCCCTAAACGCAACCCAAACAGTAATTGGTCAAAAGTTTCTGGGTATCTCCATGCCGCAAGCTCGTCACACCATGCCCTGTGAAACTGCGGCCCCCTTAACCTGTCGGGTTCTGTTGCACTAAAGCCGATAATCTTTGAGCCATTCTTGAGGCGTATCTCTTGGTTGCTGGAGCTAAAGCCCTGACCCCGCCCCTCCATAAGACAGGCCCTCGGTATGAGCGACATGATGCCAGAGACCCCACCAAAGGCCACACGCTTCAAGTCTCCGAATGTCGGGGTGACAACTGCACAGTTTACGTTTTCATTGAGCAACGCATATTGGATGATGTCCTGTGCGCCTGTTCGAGTCTTGCCCCAACCACGACCAGCCAGTATCAACCAGAAGTTCCAAGGCCCGTTGGGTGTTAGCTGTTTCTCTCTAGCTGTTGCGCCCCACTCACTAATGAACCTCGCTGAAAGTCTCTGCTCGTCCGTTTTGTAATGCGAGTAATCTTTCAACACTTCTTCTAAAGTGTTCATCTCCATCAACATCAATCGTCCCTTTATGAATTTCTGATGCTTCGCCTAACGCGAGTCGGCCTAACTTCTGACTGTTAAGAGCCACCTGACTCAACTCACGCAAATGATACACGGATAATTCTTTGGCATCTTTGTCCCCATTGAGAGCCTTCTCATGCTCTCTGAGCCGCCTTGTGATGTCTCGGAGCATCTCCTGTGCGTTTGTGAGGCAATTCTCATCAAACTTTGTAGCCTTGCTGACCATCTTCTCAATGCGCTTGGCTTTGACCTTCTTGTGTAAGTTGTTATGGAACTGCTGACGCTCTCTGACCCAATCCTCTTGCTTTGCCCACCGACTGATGCTGTTGACCGCAACGTCATACTTTCGGGACAAATCCCGCATTGATGGTTGCTGTCTCACACCCTCGTCATCAACAGAGCCTTGGATATATTCGTCTTTGATTGCTTGCTTTACTGCGGCCTTAACTCTTTGCGCCATGTCAAACACCCATGCGTTTTTGATATACTGTCCTAAT